TCGGGAAACTCAGAGCGCATTATCCTGTGGTCACACTCTGCCAAGTGTTCGGGGTTCATCGCAGCAGCTACAGATACTGGAAAAACCGTCCTGAAAAACCAGACGGCAGACGGGCTGTATTACGCAGTCAGGTACTTGAGCTACATGGCATCAGCCATGGTTCGGCCGGAGCAAGAAGCATCGCCACAATGGCAACCCGGAGAGGCTACCAGATGGGACGCTGGCTTGCTGGCAGGCTCATGAAAGAGCTGGGGCTGGTCAGCTGTCAGCAGCCGACTCACCGGTATAAACGTGGTGGTCATGAACATGTTGCTATCCCTAACTACCTTGAAAGGCAGTTCGCCGTGACCGAGCCAAATCAGGTGTGGTGCGGTGATGTGACCTATATCTGGACGGGTAAGCGCTGGGCGTACCTCGCCGTTGTTCTCGACCTGTTCGCAAGAAAACCAGTGGGCTGGGCCATGTCGTTCTCGCCGGACAGCAGGCTCACCATGAAAGCGCTGGAAATGGCATGGGAAACCCGTGGTAAGCCCGGCGGGGTGATGTTCCACAGCGATCAGGGCAGTCATTATACGAGCAGGCAGTTCCGGCAGTTATTGTGGCGATACCAGATCAGACAGAGTATGAGCCGGCGCGGAAACTGCTGGGATAACAGCCCAATGGAACGCTTCTTCAGGAGTCTGAAGAACGAATGGATGCCGGTGGTGGGTTACGTAAGCTTCAGCGAGGCAGCTCACGCCATAACGGACTATATCGTTGGATATTACAGCGCACTAAGACCGCACGAATATAACGGTGGGTTACCCCCAAACGAATCGGAAAATCGATACTGGAAAAACTCTAACTCGGTGGCCAGTTTTTGTTGACCACTTCACATGTAATTTATGAGTGTCTTCTGCTTGATTCCTCTGCTGGCGAGGATTTTTTCGTAGCGATCAAGCCATGAATGTAACGTAACAGAATTATCACTGTTGATTCTCGCTGTCAGAGGCTTGTGTTTGTGTCCTGAAAATAACTCAATGTTGGCCTGTATAGCTTCAGTGATTGCGATTCGCCTGTCTCGGCCTAATCCAAACTCTTTACCCGTCCTTGGGTCCCTGTAGCAGTAATATCCATTGTTTCTTATATAAAGGTTAGGGGGTAAATCCCGGCGCTCATGACTTCGCCTTCTTCCCATTTCTGATCCTCTTCAAAAGGCTACCTGTTACTGGTCGATTTAAGTCAACCTTTACCGCTGATTCGTGGAACAAATACTCTCTTCCATCCTTAACCGGAGGAGGGAATATCCTGCACTCGCGTACCCATCGACGAACTGTTTCAAGGCTCCTTGGGCGTCGCTGGCGTGCGTTCCACTCCTGAAGTGTCAAGTACATCGCAAAGTCTCCGCAATTACTCGCAAGGGAGCGAGTATTGGTTTATTTTCTCCAACAAAAAAGGAGCCGAAGCTCCTTTGATGATTAAAATTCGAATTGTCTCGCCCGAAGGCTTTTCAGCATTGGTTTTGCCCGTTCGAAAAGGGCGCTTGCTTGGTCAAGTCGTGTCGCCTCCCTTAGCAGTACATCTCTGTTTTTCGTCACCGTGTAAAAAGTTTCAAACGCGATGTCATACAGCTTGCTCGTGTATGATGAGTTCAGTTCCTTCAATATCGGGTACAGACGTTTGCAGATGTCCTGCGCATTCTCCATCTGTACCTGCATATAGCAAAGGAGGATGATTTCTTCGTCTGTGAATTGCTGCGCTGGTTGCATGCTGCGAAGTTTCTTTTCGCACTCGATGAAGTATCGGCGTATCTGGCGGCCTTTTTCGTTACGCTCGACCATCGCCGTTTCTTTGGCTGTATCGAGGGTGAGGTGATAGTCTTTGCTACGGCGATCGCCTCCACGTCCTTTGATCCCCCTGTTTTGGTGAACCAAAATGTAATCGACATCAACGGCAAAGCCGTATTCTGTTATGCGATTTTTAATCCATGTAGAGAAGTCACGACGTACTTCCAAAAATTCGTGTAAATCACGGGCATTAACGAGAAGAGTTGTTTCGTTGGATATAGTGCCGTTGAATACGGGGATGAGTTGACTGGTCATTTTTATGTCCTTTGCATTTGTTCAGATAGCCCTGTGTTCAGCAGGGCGGTCAGGTACTTGAACACCGTGCAAAGTCGGCCCGTATCCTTAACCTTTCGGCTGTTTTTCGGTATACGCGCTACCCGACCATATCTGAAAAATGGACATAAAAAATCCGCATGACTGACGGGTGCGGTTTCCGCTTTGCAAGGTGTGTTCAGCACCATGAAGCGGAATATAGCCCCGTTAATGCGGTGTTGTCAAATCATGTAGGCCTTATCTTGCTGTAAGCCGCGCCATTCGGGCTTTTCCCCACATTTGGGGAAAACTATCTTGTCAAAATCATGCAGCCTTTCGCCCTCCTTCGATGAGTTCCTCTATTTTGTGCACTCCAGCCTCGTTGTACCGAAATGTTTCAACCTGCTTGTCATTGTGCGCCGATTTGTCGATGAACCACTTCCCGTACTTTTCTGTTTTGAGCATGTAGGTGTTGGCTATGCGTCCTACCTTGTTGGCTGAAATACCGTAGCGCTGGCCGACTTCCGTAGCAGAGTAGTAGTGCTCTGAGATAGCTGGCAGAGGTACAACATCGCGACCAACAATCGGGTTGAACACTCCAGCTACTGCTGCCTGCTTTGATTCTGAGGACAGATTCGGGAACATATTCACCAGTCGATCCGCCACGTTCAAAGCTATTTCCATGGCTCGCGCACGGTCTAGGCTACTTTCTGGTTGCGGTACTGGTTGAGGATGGTTGGCAACCTTTTCGCGCTGATTGAAGTAGCCGTCCTCCAGTTTTTCGAACACGTCCCATGCCTGATCCGTTTCGAGCATCTTCGCGTGACGGGCGGCTCCGCGCTCTGTCCAGAGGATGAGGTGGCGTGCATTTGGGGCAATTTTCACAAAGTAGTTTAAAGCTACTTTGTGTTTTAGCGCGCGCAGCTCGTCACCAACGACCTTGTAGAAGTGTACCCCCTCAACAAAGCGCGACTTGTTTTCATGATGGTTTTGCCGGATGCGCACAACATCCGTTCCGTACAACTGCGCCAATAGTTCGCTGGTGATGACGTTGGTTTGTTTGTAGGTGATTGGTGAAAGTGTTTCAACAGAAATTTGAGCATTCATAGCGTCCTCACATTGGCTTTTGCATTGAAGAAAGCTTGACGGTGAACTCGCCGTAACGAGTTCAGATAAAAGAAATCCCCGCGAGTGCGAGGATTGTTATTTACCTTTGACGGCAAGTTGCAGGTTAGCCACGGTTAACCTCCTGCGGCGGTTCTGGTAGCTGCATCCAGTGGGTTACCTCTTTGAGATACAGGTCTTCGCCATCACCGTCATCCCAAGTGGGATTGCCATCATTAAACCAGTCGCCATATACGCCGACCTGAGTGTTGGGGATGTTTGGTGGGTAGTTGTTTTTAAAGTCAGCTGTTAACACATAGCATTGTCGCTCTCCCATTTCTGGCATTCGCTCACTACAGCTTATCTAGGCATCCGGAGTTACCGGCACTGGCTGGGCGGTATAAAGCGGTGTTATATCTGCCCGAAAATTACATGCTTTATGCAGCCGCACCCACCGTTCGACTTCTGCTTTGTCAGAATACATACCAGTGAACGTGTTATATTCACGGTCAATTTGCGTGAAGGTTACCTTCCACGCCACCGGCTCTGCTGTCAGCGATGCCAGAGCAATTTCATAAGCACGGCGTTCAACATTGTCTCGCACATCCAAACTGCTGATACGCTCTTTGATTTCTTTAATCAGTTCTTTGTCGTTCACTTATGCCTCCGATTCCCGGATGTCACCCAAATCAACGCTACAATGCCAACCAGTGCAACGAGCGCAAAACTATCAAGCATCTCCAACCTCTTTAACGGTAACTGTCTGTGCCTCCAGTTCTGCTATGCGCTTTTCTGAGGCTTCAAGTAACGCCTGCTTATCGCGTAGCGCTTCTTCCAGTTCAGCAACATGGCATTCACTATCAATAAGGTTGTTCTCTGCTGCTTCCAGCTCAACACGCAACTTCCCTACCGTTAGCGCAATTTCCTCGTTCTCCTGATCGCGGCTTTTGATGTATTGCAGGTTTCTTTCCCGTTCATCCAGTAGTGCCAGCGCAACATTTGGATTAAAAGCAGCAATAAATTCAGCGTTTGCATAAGCCTGAACATCTGTTTCAACCAGGCAGTTAACATGACATTCCGCAATCACACCACCGGGTTCTCCTTTCCATTTTTGACAAACAAAAACTCCTGTTATATTCCCATGCTGATTGCCCGATGTATGCCCTACGATGTAGCTCCCTTTCGTTGCCTTTTCTGCCGCATCACGCAGTGCCTGATAATTAATTTCGCTCACTTCGAACCTCTCTGTTTACTGATAAGCTCCAGATCTGCATTAAGCGCAGCAAAAATCTCTGGTGGTGTGCGCCAGCTGTCGCGATGTTCGGCAGGAGTATTGCTTCCGGTGAAATCAGTCATACAGCCCCCCGTTTATTATTTATCTCCTCAGCCAGCCGCTGTGCTTTCAGTGGATTTCTGATAACAGAAAGGCCGGGAAATACCCAGCCTCGCTTTGTAACGGAGTAGATGAAAGTGATCGCACCTACCCGGATATTATCGCGAGGATGCTTCATCGCCATTGCTCCCCAAATACAAAACCAATTTCAGCCAGTGCCTCGTCCATTTTTTCGATGAACTCCGGCACCATCTCGTCAAAATTCGCCATGTACCTTTCATCCCGCTCAACCACGACATAATGCAGGCCTTCACGCTTCATGCGCGGGTCATAGTTGGCAAAGTACCAGGCATCTTTTCGCGTCACCCACATGCTGTACTGCACCTGGGCCATGTAAGCCGACTTTATGGCCTCGAAACCACCGAGCCGGAACTTCATGAAATCCCGGGAGGTAAACGGGCATTTCAGCTCAAGGCCATTGCCGTCACTGCATAAACCATCGGGAGAGCAGGCGGTGCGCATACTTTCGTCGCGATAGATGATCGGGGATTCAGTAACATTCACGCCGGAAGTGAATTCAAACAGAGTTCTGGCGTCGTTCTCGTACTGTTTTCCCCATGCCAGCGCCTTAGCATTAACTTCCGGAGCCACACCGGTGCAAACCTCAGCCAGCAGGGTGTGGAAGTAGGACATTTTCATGTCAGGCCACTTCTTTCCTGAGCGGGGCTTTGCTATCACGTTGTGAACTTCTGAAGCGGTGATGACGCCGAGCCGTAATTTGTGCCACGCATCATCTCCCTGCTCGATAGCTCTCACGTCGATCCCGGTACGCTGCAGGATAATGTCCGGTGTCATGCTGCCACCTTCTGTTCAGTGGCTTTTTGTTTCAGGAATCCAAGAGCTTTCACTGCTTCGGCCTGTGTCAGTTCTGACGATGCGCGAATGTCGCGGCGAAATATCTGGGAACAGAGCGGCAATAAGTCGTCATCCCATGTTTTATCCAGGGCGATCAGCAGAGTGTTAATCTCCTGCATGGTTTCATCGTTAACCGGAGTGATGTCGCGTTCCGGCTGACGTTCTGCAGTGTATGCGGTATTTTCGACAATGCGCTCGGCTTCATCCTTGTCATAGATACCAGCAAATCCGAAGGCGAGACGGGCACACTGAATCATGGTTTTATGACGTAACATCCGTTTGGGATGCGACTGCCACGGTCCGGTGATTTCTCTGCCTTCGCGGGTTTTGAATGGTTCGCGGCGGCATTCATCCATCCACTCGGTAACGCAGATCGGATGATTGCGGTCCTTGCGGTAAATCCGGCATGTGCAGGATTCATTGTCCTGCTCAAAGTCCATACCATCAAACTGCTGGTTTTCATTGATGATGCGGGACCAGCCATCAACGCCCACCACCGGAACGATGCCGTTCTGCTTATCAGGGAAGGCGTAAATTTCTTTCGTCCACGGATTAAGGCCGTACTGGTTGGCGACGATCAACAATGCGATGAACTGCGCATCGCTGGCATCACCTTTAAATGCCGTCTGGCGAAGAGTGGTGATCAGTTCTTGTGGGTCGACAGAATCCATGCCGACACGTTCAGCCAGCTTCCCAGCCAGCGTTGCGAGTGCTGTACTCATCCGTTTTATACCTCTGAATCAATATCAACCTGGTGGTGAGCAATGGTTTCAACCATGTACTGGATGTGTTCTGCCATGCGCTCCTGAAACTCAACATCGTCATCAAACGCACGGGTAATGGCTTTTTTGCTGGCCCCGTGGCGTTGCAAATGATCGATGCATAGCGATTCAAACAGGTGCTGGGGCAGGCCTTTTTCCATGTCGTCTGCCAGTTCTGCCTCTTTCTCTTCACGGGCGAGCTGCTGGTAGTGACGCGCCCAGCTCTGAGCCTCAAGACGATCCTGAATGTAATAAGCGTTCAGGTAATGACTCCAACTTACTGATAGTGTTTTATGTTCAGATAATGCCCGATGACCTTGTCATGCAGCTCCACCGATTTTGAGAACGACAGTGACTTCCGTCCCAGCCTTGCCAGATGTTGTCTCAGATTCAGATTATGTCGCTCAATGCGCTGAGTGTAACGCTTGCTGATAACGTGCAGCTTTCCCTTCAGGCGTGATTCATACAGCGGCCAGCCATCCGTCATCCATACCACGACCTCAAAGGCCGACAGCAGGCTCAGAAGACGCTCCAGTGTGGCCAGAGTGCGTTCACCGAAGACGTGCGCCACAACCGTCCTCCGTATCCTGTCATACGCGTAAAACAGCCAGCGCTGACGTGATTTAGCACCGACGTAGCCCCACTGTTCGTCCATTTCAGCGCAGACAATCACATCACTGCCCGGTTGTATGCGCGAGGTTACCGACTGCGGCCTGAGTTTTTTAAGTGACGTAAAACCGTGTTGAGGCCAACGCCCATAATGCGTGCACTGGCGCGACATCCGACGCCATTCATGGCCATATCAATGATTTTCTGGTGCGTACCGGGCTGAGAGGCGGTGTAAGTGAACTGTAGTTGCCATGTTTTACGGCAATGAGAGCAGAGATAGCGCTGATGTCCGGCAGTGCTTTTGCCGTTACGCACCACGCCTTCAGTAGCGGAGCAGGAAGGACATCTGATGGAAATGGAAGCCACGCAAGCACCTTAAAATCACCATCATACACTAAATCAGTAAGTTGGCAGCATTACCCACAATCAGACTGATACGCTTGGCTTCATCTTTTGTCAGGTCGCGAGGCAGGTTGCCAATGGTGACGATAAGATCTCCGCGCAATGGAATCGGCAGTTCAAATGTTTTTACACCAACCTGTACGTCAGCTACCGCCTTCTTCTTAGGTGCCATCTTTTTACGCTCCTTTTTTTATTTACATCACCAACTGACACATTAATCTCACCATTCTGGTAGGAGATAAATTTATCAATAGCACTTTGCATTCGGCTTTTGTATGCCTGCAAAGATGATTCAGAAGGTTTGCTTTCTGCTGAGTCTGCGTACGAACTTGCTAAGTTGGCAACGCTATAATCACGGATATCGGCATCGGTGAAATCCGACCCAAGAACAGTAAGAAGGCGCAGGGAAGAGTCACGGAGATTGCGGGCTGTAGCATCATTGACGATACCAAGCTCAGGAAGCATCTGTAAGAAGTCCTGAAATGCTTTGATGGTGTAGCTTTTGGTTTGCATAAAAAAGCCTCATACAGTTGATGAGGCAATACTAATTTGATCGTCAAAACAAATCAAGACCCAAGAAACGATCGTTGATTCCTTTCTTTGTGACAATACAGTCAAATCAAGTTTTACAAGGATTACTTTTCTTCGATTACATTAAAGGCCGCACTTCTGCGACCATCCATCACCAAAATGTCTCTTCACTCATCCGAAGAAGCAGCAATCCGGGTCAGCACGCACAAGCTCAAGCGCATCAGTCAGCGAAAGTTCAGTACTGTACTGATGCCATTTCATATCCTTCCGCATCCAATAGATTTTCCATCTATCCAGAGAACGTATGTACTTGATTCTTGCTGATGGCAGGATGTTTGTTTCACCTGGGTTGCCCTGCCACACGGGGCGCTGTTCGCCGATATCTATCGTTTGGTCATTGATGCTATAAACAATATCCAGTTCATTGCGGATATGTTCAGGCGGCCTTATGCTTTCAATGAATTGGTGAACTTCTTTTTTGACCGCTTGATATTCAAGGTCAGTGAACGCCATCTATCCTCCTCACCCAAACGTTTCTTCAGGCCACTGGTTACCAGCTATGCGATGACCAGAATACTCTGCCAATAATCCTTACGGTTTTATGAAATTCATCTCTATCCATTACTTCATCCGGGTACTCTTCGCGATTTATTGATCTGATTATCACCGATGTAGGAGTGGCGATTAATGTTTTTACTCGCAACAAATCAGACTGGCAAATAGCGTAGGTTTTACCATCTCTGATGGTGGTATCTTGTGTGTTAACACCAACAACATCGCCATCGTGAAGAGTTGGTTCCATGCTTTGACCTGTTACCCTTACCAGCTTGGCAGAACTTTCAGTTACCCCCATCTTTTTCAGATAGTACTTTCTGAAAACCAAAGAGAACTCTGATGATTCTTCTATCTCGCAGCTACCGCTTCCAGCCGAAAGCGAAACGTTAAGAAGAGGCAATGCGACAAACTCGTCATCGTTTTTTTTAATGTCTTCCCATACCACAGCTTTTAAAGATGACTCACGGATATTGGATGGTTCTTCATGTGTACCATCCCTCATTTCACCAATACCAGAACTAAGCCATTCAGGGCGTACTTTTAAAGCATTAGCTAACTCAACCATCTTGCGAGATCCGTTTGTTTTACCGGATGACATCTTCTGTATGGCTGGCTGAGATATTCCAACCATGTCCGCAAGCTGTGATTGCGACACCCCTGCCGATCTCATGGCTGCATTTAGTCTTTCTGCGAATGTTTTCATATCCACAAATCTATAACTACGGTTATCCAAAGTAAAATAATAAAGGTTATTGCTATCTTTTATAACTTGGGTTATCCTTGGTTATAAGTAATGGCTGAAAGAGGTATGCTCATGAATTTAGTAATTCAACGAGCCTTGAAGATTGTCGGTAGTCAAAAGCGGCTTGCCGACAAGTGTGGTGTAACGCAGCCAGCAGTACACAAATGGCTGAAAGGCGGGCAGGTTTCTCCAGAGAAAGTTACCGCCATCGTTAACGCCACTGGAGGGCAGATCAAGGCTTACGAAATTCGCCCAGATTTACCACACCTGTTTCCAAAACCGAATCAGGCAGCATAAGTAACACCGCTATTTTCACAATGGGCATTCGTCCTACGTCGCTGACAAAGCGAGCCCCAAGATATCTGACCAACTAAGGCCATATGCGTTTCCACGCATAGCTTTCAACTAACTATTCACTATTGGAAATCTTAAGAAATGGAACAAACAAGTTACAGCAAACTATCACAGCGCGACGTTGATCGTGCAGAAACAGATTTACTCATCAACCTGTCAACGCTTACCCAGCGCGGTCTGGCAAAGATGATTGGCTGTCATGAATCGAAGATAAGCAGAACGGACTGGAGGTTTATTGCTTCGGTCTTGTGTGCTTTCGGAATGGCATCAGACATCAGTCCGATTAGCAGGGCTTTTAAGTATGCGCTTGATGGACTCACCAATAAAAAACGCCCGGTGTGCAAGACCGAGCGTTCTGAACAAATCCAGATGGAATTTTAACAACATCCAACGAGGTAATTATATGCGAAAAACGCAGGAAAATAAACGCGTTAATCACCGAAAAGATGTGCTACGTGACCAGTTTTATCAGGGGGTTAATCCAGCAATAGCTGTGCCACTGAGAGAAATACTTAACAGGTACAAAACTTCGGAGAAGTCAAAATGAGCATGAATCTTATGGCTAAGGCCATGAATATAAAGGTTGGCAACCCACTGAGAAAACTGGTTCTGATTAAACTTGCCGATAACGCCAATGATAATGGCGAATGCTGGCCTTCATATCAACATGTCGCTGACCAGTGTGAGGTGAGCAGATCGACAGTAAAAAGTCACATTAGGGCACTGGAAGAGATGGGGCTTTTGAAAAGGGAATTCAGAAGAAAAGGAGAGCTTAACCAGTCAAACGTTTTTTATCTGACGCTGGATAATGCACAACAAATCCAACCAGAATCAGGTGGGGCAGGAGCTGCCCGGGGTGGGGCAGGAGCTGCCCTAGGGGGTGCCCCTATTAAGTTGTCAAGCATGTTATGACCCCTGCGGGGTATAAAAAGTCCCGTCGCGCATCATGGCGAACAGAACGTCGCAGCGTCGTCTCGCCAGGGCGATAAGCGCCTGATTGTGTCGTTTTCCCTGACTCATTTTGCGGGTGTAGTAAGCCCTGGAGAGCGGATCCCTGAGCGCGGCGAAGGCCGACAGGAACAACGCCCGTTTGAGAGCTTTATTACCCCGTCGCGAGGGATGCTCACCGCGTATTGACGAGCCGGATCGCCGAGTTACCGGCGCAAGGCCAGCATAAGCAGCGAGATGTGCGGCAGAGGCGAAGGCGCGGCAGGCGACCTCGGTGAGGAGTCTGGCTGCGGTCCTGACACCGACTCCGGGCATACTGGTCAGGACCGGGTAAAGAGGGTGAGCAAGAACTCGCTGTTCTACCTCAAGCGCCACCTCGTCTCTTTGCTTACGCAGCGTGATGAGCTGGAGTGCCAGACGTGGCAGTACTACGGCAGCGGCATTCGTGCCGGGAACGACGACGGTTTGTTCGGCCAGTGCCTGAGCTATGTCTGCTGCAAGGCGTTTACCCAGACGAGGCGCAAGTTTGCAGAGCTGGGCTGCCAGCTTCTTCTCACCCAGCGAAGCGAGTTTTTCTGGTGAGGGATATCGCTGGAGAAGATCGAGTACCGCCGGGTGCTCAAGTCTCGGACCGAGAACGCGCTCCAGTGCCGGATGTATCTGGGTCAGAAGGCCGCGGATACGGTTGCTGGCCTGCGTTGTCTGTGCGGCAAGATCATCATCGAAGCCGCAGAGCATGGAGAGTTCGGCGATTTGCTCGTCAGCCAGTTTCAGCGTGCGTAGCGCGTGAGGCAGGGTACGGGCAGCTTCGGCAATGATGGCAGCGTCACGAGCATCAGTTTTAGCTTCACCGGCGTGTAAGTCGGCTATGCGGCGCATGGCCAGTCCAGGGAGGTATCCGACAAGGACTCCTTCTGAGCGGGCAACGGCGACAGGTAACGCACCGATGGTAGCTGGCTGATCAACAACCAGCAGTATCTGACCATGTTGTTTCAGGTCAGATATTAGCGACCTGAGTTTGTTTTCGTCGTTGGGTAATGCTTTATCGAACAGGCGTTTACCTGAACGATTAATGGCAACAGCGTGATGCGTATCTTTACCGACATCAACGCCGATAAAGACCTGGACGGATTCGTAATCGCTGGATTCGGTCATTCTGTCTCCCTTGTATATGGGTTAACCAGATAACCACGGGGAGCAGGTACCGGCATCCACGTTACAGACGGTCCCGGCAAAAGTGCCTGACCTGACCCCTATTAGCGGTTACCAGCGCCCCACCAGACCCGGTGACATCACCCCCCGGATCATGGACGACTGGGGGCAGTAATCATGCCGGGTCTGGCTGGCTAACACCCCATTATAAGGGGTACGAATAAAGTAACGGGGCAGCTCCTGCCCCCAGAACCTATCACTCTTTTGAACCAGTCAATGAACCTAAAAACATTATGTTCGAACATGTCCGAACGGAGTGTGAAAAAACTCCTGACCGTCACGAAGAAACCGACAAGGCATTCGAGGAAATATTCTGGTGTGCAGGCATGCGGAAAGCCGGGAAGAAAAACGCGGCTTCGGCATTCAGAACACAGTTCAGGGAATGGCGTAAAACTACCAGGGGTACGGCAAGCGAGTTTGCCACGATGCTGGCAGACGATATTGCATGCAGGAATGGTAAGCAGTTCGGATTCGACAGGTTGTTACCATCGAGCTACCTGAAAGGTCAGCGCTGGAACGACGAAAAGCCAGAAACCATTCAACCACAATCCAGACCATCATCCGCAATCACCGTATCGAAAACTGGCTACGTGTTTTTCGACAGGTGAACCATGAAATCAAAAATCAAATCGCTACTGGTCGCTGGTTATAACCACGGCTGGTTAAGTATTTCGTTTGTCGATTTCTGGTTTAAAAATCTCAATCTGAGGGAATCATGAGGCCAAGTGAACTTAGCGACCTGCTTTGGGCGCAGGTTGACAGGGTGGCTCCGCACCTGTTGCCAAATGGCAAGAAAGAGGGGCATGAGTGGGTTGCCGGTAACGTCAACGGTGACAAGGGAAACAGCCTTAAGGTCAACCTTAGCGGCAAGAAAAAATGGGCTGATTTCGCTGAGGGAGACGGCGGTGACATGCTTGATTTGTGGATGGCATGTCGTGGAATTAACCTGCATCAGGCTATGCAGGAAGCGAAAGCATTTCTCGGTATCAAGGATGACGATCACCATTTCGATGCCAGACGTGAGAAGAAATTCTCCAGACCTGATCGCAAGAAAATCGCCCGCTACGTTACCAGAACAGAATCCCATCTTGAGTACCTGCAATCGCGTGGCATATCGCCAGAAGTCGTAAAGCGCTACGAGGTTGTCAGCGGCAAGGTGTGGAATGGAGAACGAGAACTGGATGCTCTGGTGCTTCCGTACAAACGCGATGGTGAGTTGTTGCAGGTCAAGCGAATCAGCACTGAGCGCCCGGACGGGAAGAAAGTCATTATGGCAGAAGGTGATTGCGAACCTTGTCTGTTCGGATGGCAGGCTCTGGACGCTGGCGTGAGGGCGGTTGTACTTTGCGAAGGCGAAATTGATTGTATGAGCTATGCGCAATACGGCATCTCGGCGTTATCCGTGCCGTTTGGTGGCGGGAAAGGCGCTAAGCAACAGTGGATTGAGTTTGAGTATCACAACCTCGACAGGTTTGAGGAAATATTCATCTCGATGGACGTTGATGATGTTGGTCGTGAAGCCGCAAGGGAAATCGCAAGCCGACTCGGTGAACATCGTTGCCGTCTTGTTACTCTGCCGTACAAAGACATCAACGAATGCCTGATGAACGGTGTTACCGAGGATGAAATCTGGCAGTACATCGGCACGGCATCCTACTTTGATCCTGAAGAACTCTACAGCGCGCGAGAGTTTTACCAGGACACTATCAACGCTTTCTACAGCAAGCAGCAGTATCTGTTTAATCCACCGTGGGAATCTCTGGCAGATAAATTCCAGTTCCGTGAGGCCGAGTTGACGCTGGTCAATGGTGTGAACGGTCACGGAAAGGCATGCCCACTGAATGAGCCTATTCTTTTAGCTGATGGGACATGGACTACTCACGGGAATGTAAAAATTGGCGATCAGGTGGCGTCAGTAGACGGCAATCCGTCAACTGTCACTGGGATATTCCCGCAGGGTGTTAGAGATGTTTACCGAGTCACATTTGAAGATGGTCGTTATGTTGATTGCGCAGGCGATCACCTATGGGAGGTCACTAGTCGTGGATTCACGAAAGGCGAGAAACGCCGCGTGATAGATACCTTCGGGTTGAAGCGGTTGAGTGAAACGAAGAGGCACAAAAATGGCGTTAGGATTCCTGAAATAACTGGTGACTTTGGCGACCACTCAGAGCCATTAGCATGGGTTATCGGCTCCCTTCTCGGGGATGGTAGTCTTAGCAATGGGAGCGTGAAGTTTTCAAACGTCGAGCCATACATGATCGAGCGTATGAAGGCTGAACTGCCTGATTACAACTTCTCTGGAGATGGTAAGGACTGGCTGATATCAACGGCGCGTGGTCAGGTAAATCCACTCATGGAGACCCTGCGAGGTTATGGACTAATGGGGTGCACAGCAAAAAACAAATTCATCCCTCGTGTGTTTTTTCCGCAAATAAATCAACGCGTATAGGCATGCTGTGTGGTCTGCTTGAAACGGATGGGTATGTCGAGAAGGATGGAACGCTTGTTTTTTCCTCAGCAAGTGAAGAACTGCGCAATGGGGTTGTTCAACTGGTTAACTCACTCGGCGGGTCATGCCGGACGCGAGTTAAAACTGGCGTGACATACACATACAAGGACGATAAGCGGCATGGGATGGATTCATACGAGGCAAGAATCAGACTGACAAGAGAAATCAGGGAGGCCATCCGTTCACCACGACTCAATGGCAGATTAACTGCGCATCGATTCGAGGGCTGTGGGGTATTCGTCAGGAATGTTGAAAAAATCGGCAATGCAGAATGCTTGTGTATTATGGTCGATCACCCTCGCCACCTGTATGTAACCAGGGGATATGTGGCGACGCATAACACCGAGGTTGTCGGGCATATGGCACTTGAGGCAATGCGTCAGGGTGTGAAGACGTGCATCGCGTCACTTGAGCTGAAGCCTGGTATTCTCCTTAAGCGCCTTACCCGTCAGGCGACGTGCTGCAAGATTCCGCCAGTGCTGGAAATTGACTCTGCATTTAAATTTTATGACGAAAGACTTTGGGTGTTTGGCCTGACCGGAACGGCGAAAGCCGACAGGCTGATCGAAATATTCGACTACGCTCGCCGCCGATACGGGATCCAGTTATTCATCATCGACAGCCTGATGAAATGTGGCATAGGCGACGATGACTATAACGGGCAGAAGGCGTTTGTTGACTCGATTTGCGACTTCAAAAACAAAACAAACTCCCACGTCATTCTCGTTACTCACTCGCGAAAAGGAGACAGCGAAGAAAAACCAACCGGGAAAATGGACGTAAAAGGCTCTGGAGCGATAACAGACCTGACAGACAACCTTTTCATCATCTGGCGTAACAAGGCTCGCGAGAGAGCGTTACAGAGAGTTCAGAGTGGTGAAAAGATGTCAGAGAAGGACGAACAGCTACTGGCATCTCCGGCATCTGTTTTAATGCTTGAAAAACAACGTAACGGCGAAGGTTGGGAAGGTGGTGTCCCGTTGTTCCTTGACGAGCAATCGCACCAGTTCCTGCAACTTGAATCAGGATCGCCATATAGCTACATCGCCAATATGCCGAAATCGGAATATGACGAGGCGTGGCGACAGGAAAACGTGACGGAGTATTAAATGACCATCTACATCACTGAGCTTGTAACAGGCCTGCTGGTAATCGCAGGCCTTTTTATTTGGGGGAGAGGGAAGTGAACGATAGCTACCGACAGTTTGAAAACTGGTGGTCAAAAGACAAAAGCCAGTTCACAGGAGACGATGAATTAAAAGAGTTTGCCTGGGTGATATGGCAGGCATCGCGAGCAGCTATTGAACTGGATATCGACTGGCCCGAATCGAATGACGACTTTTGGAAAGATGGTGAAGAAGGTGCTTATGCGATGGGTTATGAGGATGGGCGTGACAAAACGGTAATTGCAGTAATGAAAGCTATCAGAGCCGCTGGAATTAAAGAGAAGAATTTTCGATGAAGCAAACAATCTTCCTCCGAACTAAGCAACAACAGCAAGCCGCAATAAATGCCATCCTCTCAACTCCTCTCGATAAAGACAAGCCAGTCACCATCCGCATTACTGACTACAAGCGAAATCTTGACCAGAACGCAAAATTTCACGCGATGCTGGCGGATATCGCTCGTCAGGTTCAATGGTGCGGCAAATGGTTAAAACCGGAACAATGGAAGGTTTTGTTGATCAGCGGTCATGCAGTGGCAACAAAACAGGAAGCTGATGTTTTGCCCGGGCTTGAAGGCGAATACGTCAACATTCGCGAAAGCAGCGCGCAGATGAGTGTGAAGCGTATGGCAAGTCTGATTGAGTACACGACAGCATGGGCTATTGGTCAGGGTGTCAGATTTACCGACAGGAGGTACGAATGAGACGACAGCGACGAAGTATCACCGACATCATCTGCGAAAACTGCAAATACCTTCCAACGAAACGCTCCAGAAATAAACGCAAGCCAATCCCAAAAGAATCTGACGTAAAAACCTTCAACTACACGGCTCACCTGTGGGATATCCGGTGGCTAAGACATCGTGCGAGGAAATGACAATGGTGCTCGACAAGCCCCGCCGTTCAGGGCGGGGAAATTGTTAAGGATGAGGCTGAATTTCTTCAGGTCGGTATTTTGTTGAGAGATGAGAGATGTCAACTTCTCTCTCTGCTTTTTCAAGACTCCATGCCATCTGAAGACGAATCCATGAGGCCGGAGTTCCTCCAAGAACGGCGGCGAGACGAACAGCCATTTCAGGAGAGATTGCCGCATTTCCTGAAACCAGTCGCTGAACAGTGGAAGGCGCAACATCAAGCGCTCTTGCCAGCTCTCTGATCCCAATATTCTGATCTTCCAGAATATCCGCAATAATTTCTCCTGGATGAGGGGGGTTAAACATCGTCATTAATGGTAATCCTCGTAGTTAAGAATATAAGCGTCACCGTCACGAAACTCGAAGGTGATCCTCCAGTTACCGGAGACGGAGACAGACCACGTATCGGCCCTGTCTCCTTGCAACTGGTGCAGCCTGTAACCGGCAAGGTTAATATCATCAATGATTTCGGCTTGATCTATCACCTGAAGGCGCATTCTAAGGCGTTTAACATGATTGGGATTTACGCCTGATGCACTTCCAGTTTCAAAGAAACGTTGAAGTCCTTTGTGTTTCCAGCTTTTTATCATGTTTGTTTCCTGTTGCGTTACGCGAATCATTATAGAGTGTGTTGTGTCATTCGCAACCGTTGGTTTGACAAAAACACATATCCGGGGCTATATTCCCTGAACGCCAGCAAATCTGGCGTCGGGATTGGCGTCCCGGATATCGAAACGGTGCATAACCGCGCTGGCGGTTTTTTTATGCGCTAAGCACAGTCACATTCGCGATTTATGGTGGGCTGTGTGGGGGAGTTGAGAGACTCGCCGGATGTTTCGACCGGTTACGCCAACCCTGCACAGTTCACCACCCAGCGATTGGCGTCGCAGGTGGTGAGTTAAAAACCATCGAAACGCGAGGTCGTTATGACTGTTCAGATTTCTGTCAAAAACCTTTCCCCTGTTACCTATAACCAGATTCCGGTAATCACAACTGAGTTGCTTGCCCGCCTTTATGGAACAGAAACAATCCGTATACAGCAGAATCACCATGAAAATAAATCTCGGTTTATTGAGGGAAAGCACTTCTTTAAAGCTGTTGGTGATGAACTCAGAAATTTGCGACTAGTTTTAAACGAGTCGCAAAATGAGGTGAAAATCTCTCCCAAAACCCGCTCGCTCATCCTCTGGACAGAACGAGGCGCAGCCCGCCACGCAAAAATGCTCGAAACCGATCAGGCGTGGGAAGTGTTCGAAAAACTGGAAGACTGCTATTTCAGCCAGACTTCGAAAAGCGCAGGTCATCACGAGAAGAAAACCAGCGAGCTTTCTGCAAAAGATGCAAACAGTCTGGTATGGTTGTGGGATTATGCCAACCGCTCACAGGCATTATTCCGCGAACTGTATCCGGCGCTAAGACAAATTCAGTCTAACTATTCCGGCAGATGCCACGACTACGGTCATGAGTTCTCGTATGTTATCGGAATGGCGAGAGACGTTTTAATCAATCACACACGAGATGTTGATATTAATGAGCCAGACGGACCAACGAATCTTTCTGCATGGGTAAGACTTAAGAACAAAGAATTACCTCCTTCACTACATCACTACTGACAGATTGCCAACGCAACGACCCAGCTTCGGCTGGGTTTTTTATTGCTGAATTTTCAATATGAGAGGACATGACAATGAACGAGCTGATAAATAGCAACGCCATTAAAATGACCAGCATTGAAATCGCTGAGTTGGTGGGTAAGCGTCATGACAATGTGAAACGTACCATCGAAACGCTGGTTAAAAGTGGAGTTATCCGGCTTCCTCAAATTGAGGTTTCCGAAAGAATCAATAACTTAGGGTTCAATGTTCAGTACGAGCATTACGTCTTCGAAGGCGAACAAGGTAAGCGCGACAGCATTATTGTCGTTGAAGGAGGTGTTGCATGAATGCCGTAATTATTGCCAACGCAGAAATCGTGCCGATTGAGTTTAATGGCGAGCGTGTTGTTACGTATCAAATGATTGCTGATATTCACGGGGTTCCAGTAGCCACTATTCAAAATGGCTATGCGCGAAACTCTGAGTATTTCATAGACAGGGAAGATACATATTTTATTGATTTTCATGAAAATACCTTTAGAAGGGGTTTTGAAATTCCTCCTCGTGGCATGCGAGTTTTCACTGAATCAGGCTATTTGATGCTGGTTAAAACCCTGCGCGACGAGACGGCGTGGAGAGTGCAACGTGAGCTTGTTCGCAATTATTTTCGTGGCCAAAAAGAAGATAAGTCAGCCTTGCCCGACTTCACAAACCCTGCTGAAGCCGCCAGAGCGTGGGCAAACGAATATGAGCAGAAAGTGAAGCTGGAGCAACAACTCGCGATTGCCGCACCTAAAGTTGAGTTTGCCGATCGCGTTGGCGAGGCCAGCGGAATTTTGATTGGAAACTTTGCAAAGGTTGTTGGTATTGGCCCAAACAAACTGTTTGCGTGGATGCGTGATCACAAAATCCTTATTGCTTCAGGTTCCCGGCGCAATGTGCCAATGCAGGAATATATGGATCGCGGCTATTTCACAGTGAAAGAAACAGCGGTCAACACAAATCACGGAATACAGATATCGTTCACCACAAAAATCACCGGGCGTGGTCAACAGTGGCTGACCAGAAAGCTGCTCGATAACGGAATGCTGAAAGTAACAGGGGAGGCTGCATGAATGAGTACAGATTCACGCTTCCATACCCACCATCGCTGAATACCTACTGGCGAAGACGGGGAAGCCAATACTACATCAGCGATAAAGGCCAGAAATACCGAAAAGACGTTCAGCAAATCATCCGCCAACTCAAGTTAGATATTTTCACCAAAGCACGACTCCGCATCAAAGTCATCGCAGACGTTCCAGACTCCCGCCGCCGCGACCTCGACAACATCCTGAAGGGGCTACTCGACTCTCTTATCCACGCCGGATTTGCGGAAGACGACGAGCAATTCGATGACATTCGCGTAATTCGTGGTGTGAAAGTACCAGGCGGAAGGCTTGGAATAAAAATCACCGAACTGGAGAACGTATGAACGCCACAATTCAAACGATACCAGAGCTTCTTATCCAGACACGAGGCAATCAGACCGAAGTGGCGAGGATGCTTTCCTGCGCAAGAGGAACAGTGCTCAAGTACAACCGAGACAGCAAAGGCGAGCGTCACGTAATAGTTAACGGCGTCCTGATGGTCAAACAGGGCAAGAGGGGAAGACGATGAGACTCGAAAGCGTAGCTAAATTTCATTCGCCAAAAAGCCCGATGATGAGCGACTCACCACGGGCTACGGCTTCTGACTCTCTTTCCGGTACTGATGTGATGGCTGCTATGGGGATGGCGCAATCACAAGCCGGATTCGGAATGGCTGCATTTTGCGGTAAGCATGAACTCAGCCAGAACGACAAACAAAAGGCTATCAACTATCTGATGCAATTTGCACACAAGGTATCGGGGAAATACCGTGGTGTGGCAAAGCTCGAAGGAAATACTAAGGCAAAGGTACTGCAAGTGCTCGCAACATTCGCTTATGCGGATTATTGCCGTAGTGCCGCGACGCCGGGCGCAAGATGCAGAGATTGCCACGGAACAGGTCTGGCAGTTGATATAGCCAAAACAGAGCAGTGGGGGAGAGTTGTCGAGAAAGAGTGCGGAAGATGCAAAGGTGTCGGCTATTCAAGGATGCCAGCAAGTGCAGCATATCGCGCTGTAACGATGCTAATCCCAAACCTCACCCAACCCACATGGTCACGCACTGTTAAGCCGCTGTATGACGCTCTGGTGGTGCAATGCCACAAAGAAGAGTCAATCGCAGACAACATTTTGAATGCGGTCACACGTTAGCGGCATGATTGCCATGGATGGCAACATCTTAACGGCATGATATTGACTTTTTGAATAAAGTTGGGTAAATTTGACTCAAGAATGGCAGGTTTATATCCGTTCACATTCTTTCGGTTTTTTACCCACCTCATCTTTAAGTTGTGACTGCTCCCCGCCCTGTCGGGCGAGGGTTTACGGCGTTTTTCGCTAAGCGCACTGACATGCGCATCATAAACTCGGGAGCACATAGGAATAGAGCCTGCTTTCGGGATTTTTTATTTGGGTCAGTCGTATAAAGGTCATTACGGAAGGCTGTTAACCTTCTTATCGTGGTTCGAGTCCACGCTGTCCCGCCAAATATGCTGGTTTAGCTCTAATGGTAGAGCAGTCGCCTTGTAAGCGAATGGGTAGCGGTTCAAGTCCGTTAACCAGCACCATAACTGAGCCGTAGCCACTGGCTATCCTGAATTCATCAGTGACAGTTACGCTGCGGCCTTCTTTTCCCCTTCCCAATATAAGAACTACGCCATCCGTTATTTGCGGAGGTGAGGCTATGAAATCCATGGACAAAATTTCAACGGGCATTGCCTACGGCACCTCCGCCGGCAGTGCCGGCTACTGGTTTTTGCAGTGGTTGGATCAGGTCAGTCCGTCACAGTGGGCTGCGATTGGTGTGCTGGGAAGTCTGCTTCTGGGGCTTCTGACTTATCTGACAAATCTGTATTTCAAAATAAGAGAAGACAAGCGTAAGGCTGCGCGGGGAGAGTAATTCAATGACACAAAACTATGAACTGATTGTGAAAGGGATCCGCAATTTTGAGAATAAAGTTGCGGTAACTTTAGCGTTACGGGACAAAAAACGCTTTGACGGTGAAATTTTTGACCTGGACATCTCGCTGGACCGTGTTGAAGGTGCCGCGCTGGAGTTTTATGAGGCAGCGGCCAGAATGAGAATCAGACAGGTATTCCTGGATGTTGCTGCCGGGTTATGTGAAGGGGATGAGCAGTCGCCGGAAAAGCGCCCCATAATTTTAGAGGCGCAGAATGTGTGGATAACCTACAAAGGAAAGCTACCGGGAAGAATTACTGGTTCTCTGAAGACGCCACCGACGGCATTGCGGTCAGAAAAAGATGATATTGAATCGCCCATTGAAAAACTGGAGAAAATTGTCGGTGCTGATTCCTTCTGAAGATGAAAAACGCCGCGATGAGCAGTTTGCGGCGTTTTACGATTATTGCATTGAAGTTACTCGCAGGAATTTTGTGAAGATTTTTGAGGAGGGTAAATCTCTTCAGTAAGCTTAATGGCGGACGCTGCAATTAATTCAGGAAGGTCCGCAAGGTCATCTGTCAGTGGATATGATGAAAAAATCGGCGGCAGTTCTGTTAAGAAGCGCTTTAACTAATTCCTTTTCCTTCTCCGGCAACAAGTTGATTAGAGCTACGACTGCTTGCCTGAGTGCGATTAAATCAGCAAAAGTTTGTTTTGGTAGATTTGTGTAATCCGTAGTCACCTCTGTGTTTATCAGATTGACATCCTCCTCCCGCCAGTGCCCATCACTGGCGAGGTAAGATTTAACATATCCGGGGATTTGAAGCCGATAAATCCTGATAAATATCCATGAACGTAAAAATCAGATATGGCCTGTCGGCTGCCGTTCTGGCACTGATTGCTATCGGTGCGCCTGCGCCTGATATTCTCGACCAGTTTCTGGATGAAAAAGAAGGTAACCACACTACGGCATACCGCGATGGTTCCGGCATCTGGACCATCTGTCGGGGTGCCACGATGGTGGATGGTAAACCCGTTTTTCCCGGTATGAAACTGTCGAAGGAAAAATGCGACCAGGTTAACGCCATTGAACGTGATAAGGCGCTGGCATGGGTGGAGCGCAATATTAAAGTACCACTGACCGAACCACAAAAAGCGGGTATAGCGTCATTTTGCCCCTATAACATTGGCCCCGGTAAGTGTTTCCCGTCGACGTTTTATAAGCGGCTGAATGCCGGTGATCGTAAGGGCGCATGCGAGGCGATTCGCTGGTGGATAAAAGATGTTGGGCGCGATTGCCGCATACGTTCAAATAACTGCTATGGACAGGTTATTCGTCGTGACCAGGAAAGCGCATTAGCCTGTTGGGGGATAGATCAATGAGCAGAGTCACCGCGATTATCTCCGCTCTGGTTATCTGCATCATCGTCTGCCTGTCATGGGCTGTTAATCATTACCGTGATAACGCCATTACCTACAAAGAGCAGCGCGACAAAAACGCAAGAGAACTGAAGCTGGCGAACGCAACCATTACTGACATGCAGCAGCGCCAGCGTGATGCTGATGCACTCGATGCTAAATACACGAAGGAGTTAGCTGATGCGAAAGCTGAAAATGATGCTCTTCGGCGCAAGCTTGATAATGGTGGTCGGGTGCTCGTCAAAGGAAAATGCCCTGTGCCATCCTCAGCCGAAACCTCCAGCGCCTCCGGCATGGGCAATGATGCCACCGTCGAACTCTCTCCAGTTGCTGGACGAAACGTTCTCGGTATCCGGGACGGAATCATCAGCGACCAGACAGCATTGAGAATGCTTCAGGAGTACATCAGGACTCAGTGCCTGAAATAAATTTTTTTGCAAATCACAAAGTCCATTTAATGAGCCTCGCACTTGCGGGGCTTTTATATGTCCGCAGTAAACCGCGCATCGCAGCGCGTAACAATCCCGAGTCTTTCAGAAAGCTGAGCCTGAGAACTGCCGTATAGGTGAGGACCTCTCGGGGACGGCTTTTCTGTGCGAACAGGCTCAACTTTCTAAAGGAAATACCGACATGAACAAATCATTAACCGTTCTTCCTTCTGGCGAATACCCGACCATGAGCAGTCTTGAGATGGTGGATTACATTAATGCTGATCGGAAATCCAAAGCGGAGGCGGAGGGGCTTGCGTTCCCCTGTAAGAAATATCGCAAACTCGAACACCGCAGTTTCATGAAGAAAGTACCCAGGGTCCTCGGGGATGCAGCTGCAAAATTTTTTGCAACTGATACCTATATCAACGGAACAGGTGGTGTTGTGGAGAGGGATATTTGCAATTTTCCCAAGCGTGAAGCTTGCCTCATGGCAATGAGCTACAGCTATGAGCTTCAGGCGCAGGTGTATGACCACATGACGGAGCTTGAGGGCGGGAAGGACATTAACCTCCTCGATTTCTCTGGCCTGACCGATATGGCAATCAGCGAAATGCAAAACCGTGTCGCGGCTGCTGAGAAGTTCTCATTTGAAATGCACGGTCAAGCAGGTAGCGCTCTCATGACTCGTCGGAAGAAAGAGAAGAAGGCCATTAAAAAGGCTGAGCAGCTTGTGAAGGATCTGATTCAGTTCAAGCTATGTGACATGGGGGAGTTTCCCTGA